TACATATGTTCATAACTTAACTGACCAAAGATATCCATCTATTGAAGGTGATGCAAACAAACAAATAATGATTCGGAATTCTTCCGGATGGACTAAGATTGGTGCATTAAATACATCTTACACATATTACTATACCGATAGACCATCGAATTATTTTGATAAAAGAATAGAAACTGGTGGTGATATGAGAGCACCAATATTCTATGATAGAAATGATACTGGGTATTACTTAGACCCTAATACAACTGGAATATCTCTCCAAGCATTAGGTCAAATAAGAACCACTAGAGCAGATGGATTTAGAGTTGATAGTTCATCATATGCTAGAATCGATTTAGATTCTAATAATAATTGGTCTTATATAAGATTGCAAGATAATGGGGCAGTTTCTTGGGATATTGCATCATACAATGGTGGTATCTTAGAACTAAGACCAGGTGGTGGTGGTTCAAATAGAACTTATTTCGATAGTAGTGGTAATTCATTCTCCCAAGGTTCCAAAAGAGCACCAATTTTCTATGATTTAAATGATACTGGATTTTATCTAAATCCAGCAAGTACATCAAAGTTCAACGTTCTAAACACATATTCATATCAAGGTAATGGTAATGTGGGGGGAACTGGTTCGGCATCTTGGCATCCATCTGGTATCTACTCAGCTGGTTACAACTGGTTGTATGGTGGTATCAATGGTGGTGGTGGTTCTGCTACAAACTTTGGTGATGTAAGGGCAACAATATTCTACGATTATAATGATACTGGTTATTATGTAGACCCTAACTCAACTTCACAATCTGCAAGATTTAGAGGAAAAGTGGTAATTGGTCCTAATACTACTTGGGGTGATTATATTCAAATTGGTGGTAATGGTAGAGAGTTTACAAACAACGCTTCATATGCATCAGTAGTAACTACTAATGGTAACTTACATATCGATGCTGGTTCCGGAATGGGTACTTATATAAACTATTATGATGGTAGTAATATCCGATTTGGTAATGGAGGAAACTCAGTTCATAGTAGATGGAGTTCAAATGGAAACTTATATGTAGGTTCTGATTCTGATGGTGGTTATAAGTTAAGGGTTAATGGTCAGCTGTATGTAAATACGGATATCCGAACTCCTATATTATATGATGCAAATAACACAGGTTATTATGCAAATATGGCATCTACATCTATCTTTAATGATTTAAGAGCAGATATATTCTACGATAAAGATAACACATCATATTATGTTAGACCAGGTTCTACTTCATATTTAAATGATTTAAGACCAAACATAATATATGATAGAAATAATACAAACTATTATTTAGATGCAGCAAGTACTTCTCGTACTAATTTTGTTAGAATTAATAACTTATATGATGAGCAAGAGAGAAGATTTACTTCTCCATCTGGTGGTTCATCTACGGGTAATGCAGGTACAACAACGGGCGCAATTAGAATATATTTTCCTACAAATAGAAGAAGGTCTAATACGATGCACCGATTTAGAGTTGTACTCTACGAATATAGTACTGGTAAAAGTAGTAGTTGGGAGATTGGTGGATATAACTATTCAAATGGCCAAATGTATAATGTATTCGCTACTCAGTTAACTGATTCAGGTAAGACTGCGCAACTTGTTCGTTGGGGTGATGATGGTAGTAGAAACTGGGTGACAATTGGTGAAGCATCTCAAACTTGGAGTTATCCACAAGTCAATATTACGGATTTACAAACGGGTCATAGTGGATATTCTACTAACTGGGGGAATGGTTGGGTAGTAAACTTTGGTAGTATTCCTGGTGGACAATCTACTTCAAGAACGGCATCTTTAGTTCTTACCTCTAATAACGCAAGTAGTTATAGTGGTGATTTATACGCAAATCGTTTCTACGATAAAGGTAACACAGCTTATTACTTAGACCCTGCATCTACTTCATATTTAAATGATTTAAGAAGTAACATATACTATGATAGAAATAATACTGGGTATTACATACACGCTGATAGTACTTCTAGATTAAGCCAATTAGAAATTATTGGTAGAACTGTAATTGGTGGTAGATTTGATTACAATGCATACAATCAAGTTGGTTCTACGAGATTACACTTTGGTGGTGGTAACTCAGATGCAAATGGTAATTACTATATTGGTACAAACTTAAATGATTATGGTGGTAATTACACAAAATTAGATTTAAGATGGCATACTGGTATCCGTATGGGTGCACAACCTGGTTATGGTGGAATTAGATTCTATGATACTGAAGATTTAGGTACTGAAATATTTGCAATTGGTAAAAGTTCAAATTTTGCACAAGCTGCTTATAGTGTAAGAGCACCTGTTTTCTATGATTCAAATGATACTGGTTATTATACTGACCCTAACTCATTTACTAGATTAAATAGATTACAAATAAACGCACGAAATGATAATTATTATGTTGGTACTGTAAACTCAACTAATAATCAAAGTAATTGGCAGAATTTAACAAACGTAAACGGACAATTTACAGTTACTCAGTATAACGCTATTCAGAATTATTCAAATTCACCGGGTAGTTCAGTTTATACATATGGGTCTGTAATAAGTACGAGAACCGCTAACCATTCTTTCCAATTGTATTCTGCGCATACTGGTGATTTAGCATACAAAACACAATGGAACAATGATAATTACTCTGGGTGGTTAACACCAGTAGTTTATGGTAGAAATAGTGGTTCGACTAGTGGTCATACTATATATGGAAGTACATATTATGATCGTGATAGTACTGGTTACTATACAAACCCTGCCTCTACATCTAATATGAACACTATCCAAATTACTGGTGGTGGTACTCTTAGATTTATGGATTATGGTTTAGGTGTAACTGGAACATATACATCTACTAGATTACAAACCATATTTAATATGGATGACCAATATTCGATATCGGATAATGGAGCAGCTACTAATAACGCTTACGGGTTATATTGGTCACATCCAAACGCTGGTGGATTGGGTGGAGCAAACAACTTGAATGACCATGGTTTAGTAATAATCAATAATGGTACGTTTAGAGCAGCAATATCAAGTAGAGCAGTATTTAGTAATGAAGTTAGAGGAACATTATTCAGAGATTATAATGATACTGGGTATTATGTAGACCCTGCATCAACTTCTAGATTAAAAAATCTTAAAATAGAAGCTGGGCATGGTGATACTAGATTACAATTATTTTATAATCATTCATCTGATTCCGGCGATGCACATTTAACTTTATGGGCATCTGAGCCAGGTATTACTTATGATAACGTTGGTATTGGTGGTAACATAAACTTTAGTGGACAATATTATGGTAGACAGAATAATAGTAACCCATATGGTGCATATACGAGATTCGATGTAAATTCAGGACATGTAGAAGCATGGACAACCACAGGTTCTGCTGGTTCTGCTGGAGGACAAGGTACTCGTCAATGGTATGTAAATCAAGCTGGTAACGTATATGCAAGGGCATCATCAAGAGCACCAATTTTCTATGATTCAAATGATACTGGACATTACTTAAATCCTGCATCTACTTCTAGACTTAATAGAATAGATGTTGATATAATGTATGATAGAGATAATACATCATATTATGTTAGACCTGGTTCAACATCGTTATTAAATGATTTAAGAGCAAATATATTTTACTCCCGTAGTAATACTGGATACTATACCGATCCTGAATCTACCTCAAGAATGAATACGGTTCAAGCCAATTATTACGCTAGAGCAGCACATAATACTGGTCACTTAGTAGGTTCTTATAACAATATTGGTAGTAATTCAACAAGATCAAATCCAATATATACAATTGGCTCAAGCTACAACCCAAGTTCAAGTACGTTAGGTAATATGTACGGTATTGGATATACGTATGGTAACAGCGCTAGTTTTGTTAATATAAGTGGTGCTAATGGTTGGGGAATGTATGTTGCTGCCGATGGTGATGCGAGAATATTCTTAGATGGTGGTGGTGGTAAAGTTTCGGTAACTGGTGGAATGTACTCACCTATCTATTATGATAGTAATAACACTGGATATTATACAAATCCTGCATCTAATTCTGTTTTAAATACAGCAACTTATAATGGTACGATACGACTTAATACTCGTTCTGGTACGGTAGCAACTAACTATGGTTATGGTAACTATGGTGTATATACTTCTACTAGATATCAATTATTATGGTCAATGGGTACTGCATACAATTTACCGAATGGTGGTGAAAACACTGGTAACTTATATGGTGTAGCTTGGTCACATCCAAACGCTGGAGGTGCGGCATCTAACCTTGATACTCATGGTATGATAGTTCTTGTAAATGGTGGATTTGCTTCATCTATTTCGAGACGAATTGTAGCATCATCTGATGTTAGAGGTACACGTTTCTACGATTACAATAATACTGGATATTATGTAGACCCTGCATCAACATCTATTTTTAATGCTATTTATGTAAATGATAGGATTACCCATAATGGTGATACTAACACTTGGGTGGGGTTCCATGCGGCTGACCAATGGAGAGTTGTAACTGGTGGTAGTGAAAGATTAGAGGTGAATAACTCTCAAATCTATATGACTAGAGAATTGAGATGTACGCAAGATGTTATCGCATTCTATTCTGATGAAAGATTAAAAGAGAAACTTGGTAAGATTGAATCTCCATTAGATAAGATTTCTAAGTTAGAGGCATTCTACTATGTAAACAATGATTTAGCAAAAGAAAAAGGATTTGATGATGATAAGAAACAAATAGGTTTATCAGCTCAGCAAGTAAAAGAGGTAATGCCTGAGGTTGTTCATTCAGCACCATTCGATACTGATTTTACTGAGGATGGTGAAATGTTCTCTACATCTGGTGAAGATTACTTAACTCTTAAATACGATAGATTAGTTCCATTATTAGTTGAAGGTATTAAAGAACAAACTGAAATTGTGAAATCTCAACAAAGAGAAATAGATGAATTGAAGGAAATGGTAAAACTTTTACTAAATAAATAAAAAAAACACCTATGACTATAACCAATTTACTCTTTTGAGTTTTTTGGTTATATTTATAGTTGTATTTGGTATAAAATCAAAATAAACTTATTGGAGAAATAAAAATATGGCAGAAAGAATTGTATCACCTGGAGTATTTACGAGAGAAAACGATTTATCGTTCTTGGCTCAAGGTATCGGAGAGATTGGAGCAGCATTTGTAGGACCTTTTAAACAAGGACCAGCATTCGTTCCAACAATTATTAGAACTCAATCAGAATTTGAGGATAAATTTGGTAAACCAGACGGAACTTACTACACAGAATATGCAGTACAAAACTATCTTAGAGAAGCTGGTACTGTAACAGTTGTAAGAGTAATGAGTGAAGGTGGATATACACAAACAACACCTATTGGGTTAGTTGTTAGTGGTTCATTGATTTCATCTATTCATTCAACCAACGCTGGTGATGAAGAAGTTGGATTTGGAGCATTTACTGTAAATAGTGGAACGGCATCTGGTTCGTTTGTGGTTAGTGGAAGTGGTATCGGAAACGTATCATCATCATTAAAACCAACAGACACTAATGATGTTAGTGATGTATTTGGTGAATCACCATTTGGTTCAAAAGATGGATATGTGTATTCTTACTTTGAGAATGTTGCAACATCGATTGATTATTCAGGTGGAGTATCTGCGGTAGTATTACCATCGCAAGTATTTGGAGGCGCTTCGGCAGCATCTACACCATTTGTAAAATCACAATTGATTTCTGGTGTAAGAAGTGAATTATTTAAGTTCCATACGTTGGGTTATGGTACTAATGAAAATAAAAGATTTAAAGTATCTATCTCAAACGTAAAAGCAGCCGGAGAAGATGGTGGAACTGATTACTCATCGTTCTCAGTAACTATTAGAGGATTCGCTGATACTGATAAGAGAAAAGTTGTATTAGAATCATTTAATAACGTAAATTTAGACCCAGCATCACCTAATTTCATCGCAAGAAGAATTGGTGATATGTATAGAACAATTGATTCTAATGGTAAGGTTACCGATAATGGTGATTGGTTAAATAACTCTAAATACCTAAGAGTAGAAGTTAAAGCAGAAGGTTCATACCCTGTTTCAGCTGCACCTTTCGGACATGGAGCTTATTCTAACCCTATTAAAGCTACGGATGCAACTATTATACCTGCAGCTGTTTATCAAACTGGTTCATCAGCTAATACGGCTGGTTCATCAGCAAAATATGCTGGTTTCGATTTCGAAACAATTGGTGTAAAAGGAGATAACGCTCATTATTTGAACGCAATCCCAACAACATCTGGAGTTGGTAACAACGTAGATTTCGGATTTGATTCTCAACTATCTTATGTAATGAGTGGTTCAGATTCTTCTGATATGGTTAAGAGACAATTTACTTTAGGATTCCAAGAAGGTTTTGATGGAAAATCTCCATCTATTCCAAATAACTTAGGAGCAGATATAAATGGAGCTAACACTCAAGGGTTTGATTGTTCAACTTCAGTATCAGCTGGTTCGGTAGGATACATTAAAGCATTGAACGCAATTTCAAATGTGGATGAGTATGATATCAATATGTTGGTAACACCAGGTATTGTTAGAAAATTCCACCCATCAGTAACTACAAAAGCAATTGATGTTTGTGAAGCTCGTTCTGATGCATTTTACATCGCTGATTTCAACGGAGTTAGTGATACTATAAGTGAAGCAACTACTCAATCATCGGCAGTAGATACAAACTACGCAGCATCTTATTACCCTTGGGTTAAGACTATTGATAGTAATACTAACAAACTAATTTCAGTTCCACCATCAGTATTGATGCCGGCTGTATTCGCAGCGAATGACGCTATCGGAGCAGAATGGTTCGCACCTGCTGGTTTGAATAGAGGTGGTATTGTTGGAGCAGTTAGTGTATTGAATAGATTAACACACTCTGAAAGAGATACTTTATATGAAAACAAAGTAAATCCAATCGCTTCTTTCCCTGGGCAAGGTATTGTAGCATTTGGACAGAAAACGTTGCAAGATAAAGCATCGGCATTGGATAGAATCAACGTAAGAAGATTACTAATCACTGTTAAGAAGTTTGTGGCATCTACATCTCGATTCTTAGTATTTGAACAAAATACGGCTCAGACAAGAGGTAGATTCATAAATACTGTACAACCTTACTTAGAAGCAATTCAACAAAGACAAGGGTTATACGCATTTAAAGTAGTAATGGATGAATCTAATAACGGCGCTGATGTTGTTGATAGAAACATACTTGCTGGGCAAATATTCTTACAACCGGCTAAGACCGCTGAATTCATTGTAATAGATTTCAACATCTTACCAACTGGAGCAGCTTTTTCAGCATAAACTAAAAATAATAATTACTAATATTTATTAGTATAAAAGGAGAAAAACAAAAAAATGGCAGAAGTATTAGAATTTAACGAAATGATGTTCACCAACTTCGAACCGAAGATGAAGAACCGATTTATAATGGAGATTGATGGAATTCAATCTTACCTTATAAAAACTGCGGCAAGACCTTCAATCAACTTCGAAACTGTGAAACTAGACCATATCAATACTTACCGCAAATTGCAAGGTAAGGGAGAGTGGCAAGATATAACAATCTCACTATATGACCCAATTGTACCTTCAGGTGCACAGCAGGTTATGGAATGGGTACGTTTAGGATATGAATCTTTAACTGGTAGAAAAGGTTACGCCGATTTCTACAAAAAGGATATTGATTTTTATATGTTAGGACCTGTTGGTGATAAGATAGAGCAGTGGAAGTTAAAAGGAGCATTTATTACTTCAGCAAACTTCAATGATTTAGATTTCTCTTCTAATGATGCAGCTGATATCGAATTAACGTTATCTTACGATTACGCTATATTAGAATTCTAAAATATAACACATATTTTATATAATAGAAAGGTTCCCTTGATTGGGAACCTTTTTTTTTACTCTTTTTTAAGTTTTATATATTTATATACGAACAAATAAAGGTTAAATATGACAAAGCATGACTTTCCAACTGAAGTGATTAGTTTACCATCTGAAGGTAAATGTTATCCTTCTACAAATCCACTTTCTTCCGGTCAAATTGAAATAAAATATATGACAGCAAGGGAAGAAGAAATACTAACATCGCAAAACTTAATCAAAAAAGGTGTAGTTTTAGATAAATTATTTGAAGCTATTATAGTTGATAAGGGTGTTAATCCAGACGATATCATATTGGGTGATAAGAACGCTATTATGTTAGCAACTCGATTATTGGGATATGGTAAGGAATATACTGTTGAGATGTTAGATTCCGAAGAAACCAAACATAAGGTTGTAGTTGATTTATCAACAGTACAAACAAAGGAGATTGATATAACAACTTTAAACCCAGAAAATACGTACAAATTCACAACACCATTTGGTAAAAATGAACTTGAGTTCAAATACCTAACACATGGTGATGAAAAGGCAGTTGATATTGATGTAAAGGCATTAGCTAAGTTTAATAAAGGTGGTACTTCATCAGAATTAACAACTCGATATAGATATATGATTAAATCAGTAGATGGTGAATCGGATACTAAATCAATAGTTCATTTTATAAACAATAAGTTTTTAGCTAGAGATACAAGAGCATTTAGAGATTTCGTAAAGGCAAATCAACCTGATATGAAAATGGAGTTTAACTATATAGACCCAGAATCGGGAGAAGAGGAGGTACGCTCGATTCCTATGGGCGTAGGGTTTTTTTGGCCTTCCGAGTAACTATTCTAAGTTATTGCACACACAAATTTTTGAATTATGTTACTATGGTAATGGATTCATTCAATCGGATGTGTATAGATTACCGGTCCACCTACGAAACTTCTACTAT